ACCAGCTTTAACTGTAATATCTTTAGTACCGCTAAAGATGCCTCCAGGAGAATCATCACCGAATATATTATTTGAAGAGTTAAGATAATCTTCAAAGTAAGGCATCTTGTAGATAAACCCTGTATCCTCGGTTAAATACAAATCTTTATATGCTTTGAGCATGTCATCATTCATGCGTGGATTATCATCTTGTGTTAAATTTTTTATATCAGATATTACATTGCCAAGTATAGGGATATTCTGACCTTGTTGTATTGTTTGATTGGCAATAGATTGCAGAGTAGATAAAAAAGAAGACACATTATTACCAATGCCTACTTTATTGAAGTAATTGCCTATGTTTTGAATTCCTTGTATAGCACCGCCAGCAGAAGAAGCTATCTGAGAAACGAGAGAGTTAGTTTTTAACCTTTTTTCGTTTAAAATAATAGTAGGAACTTGAAATCTAGATGCTTCATTATTTTGACTTCCAGGTTTTGAATACGTCCAGGGAAACTCTCTGACTATATCAATTGGTCTATTTGTGCTGGGCCGTAGTACTGGTGGCTTGCTTTGAACTGTAGTATAGATAGATTTTGTTTTTGAAGCACCTCCTAATGTTGAATTAGCAGGGCTTGAATTTGTTGTAGATATAAATGCATTATTTAACCCTACACCAAAACCGGGAGTACCGGTTGCATCCACGTTAAAAAGGCTAGTTGCCATTTAAATATTTAAGTTACCATTACAGGGGCGCGCCCTAATTTAGACCTGTAGGTTGTTGAGGTGAATGTATCTATATTAACGTTATTCTTAACGGACTGATTTACAAGATTTACAGCTTGTGTAGGTGTATCGGCTATACTCTGATTACTCTTAGAAATGTTTGCTAAATATTCATTCTGAAGCTTAACGTAATTGACAAGCGCTTCTAATCTTGTTGTATTTTTAGACATTTCCTTAGCTACAGCTGTTGACATGCCTTCAAATGAGGATCTTAGTTCACTAGTTTGTGTATTAAATGCTGCAGTAAATATTTTATCAATTGGCCCGCTCTTGCGAATTGCAAAAATTTCATCATCTTTTCTGAATGTAACTCTGTCTTTGCCAGCAATAAGCATTCTATCTCCATCATCAATTAAATCACCTGCTATAGGTTCGCCAGGTGCTCTAGGCTTTTCTTCTGAGCCTGCTGCGGGTTTCCCTGCTCCTGTTTCTTCAATAGGCTTTTGTTTGGGTGAATAATCTTTGCTAATTTTACTGATCCACCAGTCTAACGTAAATATTTTTTTACAAGCATCCAGGAATGTATCTAACAAATCAAAAAACCCGGTAGCCAATTTATCACCTAAATCATAAAAATCAAAAGTTCTCAAATGCTCTTCAACACCCTCTTCTGCACCTTCCAGATACATTGCTGCTTTGTCTGCACCAAACATCTTGGCAAGCCATTTAGGAATAGTTATTAGGAAAAATTCTAGAGTAGCTATCATAGCTTTGTATGCAACATCTACAATTCCAGAAATGGTTCGGCCAAGAAATTCATAGCCATCTTTTGAATTAAGCCAGTTTTCAATTTGTGATTTAATCATTTCTTTTTTTAGAGCCAGTAAAGGAAGAAAGTATACACCGCCAAAAAGTCCAAGCATCTGTAAGAAGAAGTCTGTTAAATTTGTTACAAGCATTTCCTTGGGTATGTCTTCGCCTTTAATTGCTTTAAATGCTAGAGGCAAGAGATCGTCAACTATAGCAAAAATTGTTCCTATCCAACCTACAGCTTTATCTCCTAACTTTAACCCCTTTTCTACCCCTGGAATTTTCATAATACCTTTAAATAAATCACTCATGAAAGTTCCGACTTTTTGAAAAATTGTACCAATGAGTTTGCCTACTGATTCAAGTACTGATTCAGAAGAAGCTGCTTTTTCTGCTTGTGCGGTATCTTCTGCGCCTTTAAGAAGGTTGTTAAGACCTTCTAGTGCGTCCATTACACTATTTTTAGCAGCTACTTTATATTCGCGTACTTTTTTAGTTAAATCAGCAATTTCTTTGTCGGTAAAAATACTCTCAAGAAAATCTTTCTTAATATTTTCTAAAAATGCCAATACATTATTCTTCCAGGTGCTTACAGCAGCTTTAACGTCATTTAGCCCTGCTCTCAATTCAGTCCTCAAGCCATCAACATATGCTTGCATATTGCCTGGTGCTTCTAGAATAAAATCTGGAGTAATAGCTCTAGCTAATGCTTTTAAATCACCTATAAATTGAGTAAGCAATGTTTTACGTTTTATAATTTCAACATTATATATCTCAATATCTGTTTTAAGATTGCGTAGCTCTTCAAGAGTATAGCCTTCTATTTTTAATCGTTTTAGCTCTTCTAGTGCCTTTACAAAAGTAGTATCTCCAGAGCCAGCATCTTTGAGTCTTTCTATAATACTAGACAAATCTTCTAGCGACATTTTTAATGTTTCATATTGAAACTTCTTAATGTACCCGCGCAATTCAAACAATTCTGCTTCAGAAAGTGTAGGGGATTGTAATGCTACTCTAAATTTTCTTAAAATTTTTAAATCTGTAAGCAACTTTAACCTAGATTGATCATTTGCTGCTTGTAATTCAATGATGTATTGATCTAATTCTTTTGGTGTCAACTTCATTATTTCTGGTGGCAGTCGTTTAATTCTGTCAAACATCAGCTGCAAGTTCGGTATCATTTCACTATGTGAAGCATTTAAAGCTTTTAGCTTGCCAATTAAATCAGTTTGACTGGTAAGAAGAACTTTAAGTTCATCAATATTAATATTGTACATTTTAGCAATATTTTGCAATTCTTTAGCAATTCTAGGATCATTTAAATCAACTGTTTTTAAATTAATATTAAAAATGCTATCAATATCTGCAAAAAATTTATCTCTATTTGCTGTTATTTTGGTGAGAGTTTTTGGAGATAAATTGTATAGTGTATTAAACTCATTAAGCATTTGTTCTTTATTTGATATGGTTTTAGTTATGGAGGATGTGGCATATAATGCTTCAAATTCTTTAAGCATTTGTTCTTTATTTGATATGGTTTTAGTTATGGAGGATGTGGCATATAATGCTTCAAATTCTTTAAAAAATTTTGCTCTATCTGATGCAAGCTTTGCTAGCTCTTCTTTGGGCAGCTTGAATAATTCTTCATAATTGGTAGAATATTTTTTAGGGTCAATTTTAAGTGTATTTTCTAAGTCAGCAAAAAACTTTTCTTTATTAGCTTTAATTTTTTCTTTCATTTCAGGTGAAAGTTTAAAGGTCTCCTCTATTCCCTTAATAAGCTCATCATAATTTAGTATTTTTCTTTCAGGAAGAAGAAATGCTTTAATATCTTTAAAGAAATTCTCTAGTACTACAAATCCTTCTTTAGCTAATTCATATATAAATTTTGCTCTTTCAACAAACCATCCCAATACACCTATTAAAAACCCAATACTAAATGCAGCTATAGCCATCAAATCATCAAACAAACCACCCAATGCACCGCTAGTTTTTTTAACTGTGCCACTCATATCAGGTACTATATTTTTTAAAGCTTTATTAAGCTGCTTTCTACCCTCACTAGTCATACCATCAAAAATAAAAGGCACAGCTTGATATTGTCGCTCTTTTCTTTTAAAAGATGAAAATCTTGTATTTTGTGATGTTTCTTTTTGTTCCTTTTCTTCTACTAAATCATATAGCTTTTTCTTTTTTACTTTTTCATCTTTATTTTCATCATATTTTTCATTGAGAAAATTAACGATATAATCCATTTTTTCATTAAGATTAGATACGTCTTGTATTAATTCTTGTGTATCACTGTCCATCAAATATATTTAAGATGAACAGGTAGTTTTAGCTTTATACTGTGAAGAACGCTGGTTCTACACTAATTGTCACTTTGGAATCAGGAAGTGTTAATAGTTCTCGCTCATATTGTTTGACATTGTTAATATAATCGATTAATTTTGAATTTAAAGAAATTGGAATTTTTTCTATAATTTGGGTTTTTTGATTAAACGTGGCTTCATTAAATTTAATCTCTGCATTACCTACTTTAATAACTTTGACGTACTTGATAATTTCATTAATATACATTTCACCTAACGCTTCCCTCGTGACATCTTTTGCATTTGTAATGGAGGAAAGTTTTTTCTTTGTTTCGTTATTAATGGCTATATCTTCAGTCACAAAAGGAATAGCGGCTAGAATTGTCACTGTTCCATCGGTAACTTCTGTAGTTTTAAGAGTATCAGGTAATGCAGTGCTTTTATTGAGAATAGGTGTGAGATCTACCGTACTGTCAGAGTCATAGGGCTTAAAGCTTGTGCTGATAGACAATGCCCTCAAGCACGTTAATATAAAATTTTTATCTGAAACTAGCAATGAGGCAGACTCTGTACAATTATCCCTAACAATTTCACTAGTTAAGTTGATAAAGCTCAGTCCAGATGTACCTTCTTCAAGGGCGCATTTAACAATATTTTTCTGTTGTTTTGTTGTAACATCTTTAAATTTAAGCTTTCTATTAAGAGATGGTACAAATATTTCATAATCTTTTGAAAGTGAGTTTAGGGCATTTAGCGCGTTGTTAAAATTATCCATACAACTTTATTTATAACCTGCAGGTTTATTTTCAACGCCTTTTTGCCGTTCTTCCTTGAGTTGGTTCATTTCTGCTTCCAGAATATTTTTGAGAATGAGGTTTTCAACTAATGTATTTTTATCTATATATTCTGCTGTATAAAATAGCTTGCTAACCAAAATGTATTGTAATTCATACAGGCTTTTAAGATTTACAGTAAAAAGAACTTTAAGAAGCTCAAACATGTTGTTATCAAAGGGTGTGATAGTAAAAGCTTGATCTTCATTAAACAGTTTAATTTCACAAGTCTTAAAGACATGGGTTACTTCGTTATGATAAGCCCGTAAATTAGTAATGATAGAAGATGGTAATTTATCAAAGATATCAATTTTTTCTTTATCAGTTAAACTGTTGTAATTAATGGGCTTATTATTAATAATAATTTCCTGTATGGAGAAACAGAGAGGGTCATATATGTCATTAAAGAATAACTTTTTTGGTAGATTCACTTCTAGGACAAAATCTTCATATTGAAAAGTTTTTTCGAAAGATTTATTTATTTGTTGAAGCTGATTAAGAATTGGAATTATAGATGTTTTTTTGGTAAAACTACCTGAGGTAACCTCAATTTCTGACGACACAGAAGCTAATCTGAGAAGAAATAAAATTAAAAATTTATCAAAATTTGTAAATGAATTTACATTAGAGTTACTCCTAATAATATGGTTAAAATACTCTTCTATATGATTGTTGTTTTTATTGCCAATAAATTTATTTAAAGTTCTGTATTGCGCAAAGGTAAGTTCGCTTATATTAAAGCTGTTATTAGTTGATGGCTGTGTAAATGTTAGATAAAATTGCATTATATGAATCCTAATGGATTTATAGAACCAATTCCGTTCTGGAAGGAAGTGACTCTAGGTATTTGGCCATTAGCTATTCTATTAACTATATCAGCAATAGGCAAGTATAAATTATTTTCAATGGTATAATTACTATAGGACCAGCGAGTTGTGTAAATTTGTTCTTTCTCTTCAGAATAATCTAACGTCTGTGTACTTATAGAATAAGGAGCGCAATTAAAAAAAGTATAAGCTTTTCTGGGTATCATAGAAATACCATTATATGTGCGTGTGTATTGTAATAATGTCATATTGCATTTCATATTTAAAGGGTCTTTTGTTGTTGCAGTATCTTTGGGTCGAGCAGCTAATCCAAAATGTGAAGTAAGAATCGTCCAAGGCTTTAAGACAAAATCAATAAATGATGTGTTTGTCTCTCTGAATTCAATTGATAATTCTGGTGGTGTATTGGATCTATTACCTGCTAATATTCCTGGTAAAAACCCTCTATTATTATTAACAGATATTGACTCCATAGCATACTCTTCTACAGGAACAGTAACAGAATAAGCAAATAAACAACCCACTATTTTTTGTAATGGAAAACTACCAAGAATTGTCTTTGCAGAAGAAATATCCCAACCTTTTCTTGCACCATCAGTTCGCTCTACACCTTGTATAATCTGTGTTCGTATAGCTGGTGGGTAATTGTCTATCACTATCATCCATTGTGTAGACATAGGAATCGATGTAAACCATGATTCCATTTGTACGAGAAAATAATCTCTTGGACTAATTAGCGGTACGCCGGGAATATTAAACCCAAATAAGTCAACTGTTTGAGGTGCAAATGCAGAATTTGTTCCGTCGATTAACCCTGTAAAATTACTACCTAGCGATTGTAATGCATTGGTAAACGGATTGTTCACCTAATTATTTAAGAAAAAAATGAATTAATTAGCTTGTTTTTCTCCAGTAATGATAGGAGATAGTAGCAGTAAATTCAATTGTGTTACCAGTTCCATCAGAAATATTGTAGCTTAAGGGCCCAACACTTCTTACAGAAACACCAACTAGCTGATACTGAGCAATCTTATTCATTTGGTTGTCTAGTTGTACTAGATCAATTACTGCTGTCTGTTTTGGTGCAAAATAATTGCCTGTGCTTGTACCATCGTTAAAGATATCTTGTGACCATGTTTCAAATTTTTGGCGAATTTTAGACTGTGCATCAGCATAAAATGTTAATGTATAAGCTTCGCTGCCAGGGTATGTTGCATTTCCTGGAACATTAAAATTAAGTCCCATGAAAGGTACTGGAACATTGGTAATAGCTCTCTCAGGCAGTGTTGCTGTTTTTACATATACAAGATCATCATTATCAAATGTGACGGTACTAGCACCACCAGTATTGATTGATAATACTCTGAATGCATAATCGCGAGCAAATTCGCGAGTTTGCGCTACTCTATAGAAGTCTGTAATTAGTTGATTTACGTCTGACATAAAATTATTTATTCCTTAGGTTACTATCTCTTGGAAGTTTACTCCTGTTCTTGTTGCGTAAAAATTAGCTAAGATGAACTCAGCTGTTCTTACTGGTTTGATATAAATGTCAACTACAAGTGCATTATCATCAATTACTGTAGATGTATTATTGCGCTCATCGCAAATAATCAAATAATCATAAATGCCTTGTGTATTCTTTGCATTTTCAAAGATGGGCGTTAATGTGTTGATTACTTGTGTTCTAGTAAACAATGTATTAGGCTCAAACACAAAATACTTCATTGTGTCGCGAGTTGCAGTTTCGAGATTCAAGAACATTCTACGTACATTGATACGATCAAATGCGCTTGGCTTCTTTTGCAAGGTCTTCTGACCAAAGATG